CAGATAATCGAGGGCATCGTTTTCCGCTGTTCCTCGAAGTAGGACTTCGTGTTTATTCCTTCCTCTATAGCAGCTAAGTAGTCGAGAGCACAGGCGAACTTACGGGTATCGCCGTTAGCCTGAGCGTTCAGAGTCTCCATAAACTTCTCGTAGTATGGATTACTCTTCTCGCAGCCGGAGGAGATCATCAGGATCTTGGACATCGGTTCATTATAGGTATTGTGCCGAGCTAAAGGTCTAACCCAGTTCGTCATAGGGAGCGCGAGATCCTGGAACTTCTGAAGGTCAACGTGTAAAGCTTCGTCGACGATCAGGAAGTTAGTACGCTGGCCGACACCCTGATCGATATTACCGGACCAGGCATAAGAACCATTCTTCCATGTGGCGCAGGTAAAGTCGGCTGAGACAGAGATAAGGTCACGGGTATTCTCGCGCATAAGTTCTGAAGTTATGCCGATATCGTTCTGGGCGATATCCTTCTAGTTACGGAGGACAAGTGTAGCGTATCTGGTATTTTCTGAACAGATAAAGATCTTAGACCCCGGGTAGAGAACGGCACATACGTGGACGAGAAGGGCTGTAATAAAAGTCTTCCCATAGCCTCGAGACCAGACGACAGTAGAGAAGTCTGAGTTCCCAATAGCTCTGACAGCTACGGCCTGAGAAGGGAAGAGCTTTACAGTCGGGATTGTATCCCTGATAAAGATATCCCAATGAGTCCTGTAGTAGGCGATAAGCTACCCGAGGTTCTCATGGATACTGTCGATATTAATACGCTTCAATACAGTTTCGGCCATACGGATCCTCCTTAACTGTCGGAGCCGATAGCCGCGACGATGTGATTATAACGCTGAAGGATACGATCTATATCGTCCTCAGGGAAGACAACTCCGTTCGGGACGTTATAGTCCGAGAGTTCAAGGGAGAGGACAGCCTGGGCCCACGAACCTTCTTCTTTCTTAGAGTCGTCTTTCGCTCTCTTACAGGCTGCGAGATTCGTAGACTTCATCATCATATCGTACGTAGAGAGAGCGTCCTTAACGACCTGGAAGTCACACTTCCCAGCCCGGTAGAGATCCTGAGCGTTAGCGGCAATAAGAGACTGTACGGCGAGCTTACGGATCTGGTCCTCTAAGGCTGCGTCGTTCAGGTTATCGATATTCAGGTCCCGGCAATACTTCTCGAGGTACTCGAGTTCATGGGCTGAGTAGTGGCCGTTATAGACGGAGTTATAGTATTTCTTGTCCGGGTCCTTCTCCTCGATTACGTAACCGAGAACTTTAGCCTCGGGATAAGGAATGTGCCGACCATCCTTATCCTCGTGAGGTTCGTACTTATAGTTACTGACCTAAAAGTTAGGGATATGTTGACACGTAACACGATCGAGGAGGATCTTCTTCCTGTCCTGACCGGAGTGTTTATACGTGTCATTCTGGAGACATTTCTTTTCGGCTACGGCACGGGCACTGTCCCAGATCGTTTCTGACCAGGCTCTGTTGTTTTCCCAAAAGTACTCACGAACCTGGTCTTTCGTAGCGAGGTGGCTGACACAGTCTCGGCACCACAGGTCTTTCCCGAGGTTAGACTCGAAGCCGATATTGTCGTAGAAGTCTGTACTCTCGTTCCGTGGCTTGCCACAACGGGAACAGTTTTTTGTACGCTACTCGTTCGCTTTAATCTTTCGGGGTTTCTGAGGGATAACGTTTTTTAATTCAGCCACAGGATCACTCTCCTGTTTCTGAATCGGAGTAAAAGACAGCCAGGGCTTTAAAGAGCTCTGGTGTTTTTTTGTACTTGTACTGCTTTATATGGTAGTAGGGAGTCCTGCGGATATAGGTGTAGTTAATCCCGAGGGAGCTGAGGTACTCAACTTCTTTACGGCGTTCGGTCATATATTCAGAGTCGAAGGCTTTATTCGGGATCTTCTTAGGGGCAGGAGAGGAGGTCTGGTTAATCACGGTACTGATCACTTCCTATTTTATAAGCAATAAAGGGTTCGCCCGGTAGGGCGAGGACATCAGACGCATCCGACATCCTCAAGCTACGTCCGCAGACAATAGCTTTATCTCATTGTAGTAGTTATCGAATGTGATACGAAATAGAAGGTAGGGAAGAGTGGGGAACAGATATATGAGATTTCTCGCGGGGGAAATCGTGTCCAGCGTAAATTCGCGTTGGATTCCAAAATTACCCGTAAACAAAAAGGAGGATTTTGTTATGACTACATACTACGACCTGATGATGAAGTACCTGTCTATGAACCTTGACGAACTGATCGAGCTCTACACCGATCTTGGCGCTATGGGCCCTAACATGGATTGCACCAAGACGGAGTTTTACGCTATTGCCGACGCTGTCGAGCTGAGGCAGAAGTGGGAACTGGAAGAGGAGCGTCTTGAGGACATGAATCCTGACGACGCTTTCATTTGATGCAGAGTGGCCCAGGGAAACCTGGGTTAATGCACTTCCTCGAAAGAGGAACAGGTCACAAGTCCTGAGTGTGCAAATATAAAAAATGGAGGAAACCAATATGTCTAACTTCTGTCTCAAGCATTTCGTAGCAATCGTGATAATGTTCTTTGTGAGCTTCTTGCTCACACTGAGCATTTACGAAGCGGGACGTTCTTCTGGAAAAGAAGACGTCCTTTTTAATTCTCAGATGTGGGTTGAAGGAAACTCCATCCTCATCGAGTACGACGGGGAAGTATACGAACACCTCGTCGACTAACACAAAAGCAGCCTTCTCCGGCTGCTCAGAGCCTATGTATTACATGGGTTCTGAAGAGTCGGAGGAAGAAACTAAAACTTTTTCTAAAAAAAAGTGGCGGTTTCTGCCTTTAAAAAGTGTATAGGGTGAAGACCTTTATACGCTGACTCTGGTTACTTGAGGCAAACAAAAACACCAGAGTTACAGCCTCTGGTGTTCCAACCTGCCTCACGAGCCAACTACGAGAATGCCGTAGCTCCCACTCGTTAACCGGGATAAGTGCTGGGATCGTAACCCAGGCAACAGGTGCCTAATCTGTTGTTACATGTTTACCGACCGACTAACCAAACACAAAATCTAAGGAGGACATAACAATGTTCAATAAGCTCACTTACCGTTCGTATCTCCTCAATTCCATTATCGGCATTGCCTCTGTGCTTGCTGATATCGAGTTCATCAACTCCGTTAACTATGACGACGAGATCGGCATTCAGGAGGCCAACATGCGCCTGGGTGCTGTCAACACCGCCCTTAAGAAGATTCTCGACTCCGGGGATCCTCTGAATGTGGATAAGGATTCCGCTACTATCACCAACCAGAGGCAGAGCCTCCTGAGCGATGTCTGCGGAATTCTGTACAACGTGAAGAAGGTTACGCCCAGCATTGTAACCGTTGAACACAATGCTGTCAACCTCATCCATAACAGCTCCGTAAACGAGAAGGAAAAGGATCGCTTCGCGAAGATTCTGGACCTCATCCTTGTTCACAACGGGATCCAGTTTGATGGAAAGCATTATGTGATGCTCTCGTCCAACAACTCCCAGCTCAAGGTTGGCAAAGCTGTCTTTGTTCTCGACTCTGTGGCGGAACGCATTCAGGACGCTCTCAACATCGCTTCTCTTGAGGAAGTCAACGCTGCTGGTGGAGACAACGGCAGCGAATATCTTAAGCGGATTGCTGTTAAAGCTACTCCGTCTGCTGTTTTGTTCGACGACGAGGACAACCCCGTCACCGTTGAAGACATCATTATGATGGATGATGTCGAGGTTAACAGGGTGTTCAACTCTGTTTTCGAAATTGACCCCGTTACCGGAAACAGGAACTATTACAAGCATGGTAATATGAAGGTTACCTTGTTCGACGGTCAGTTCCTCGTATTCAAATCATGGATGCCATCTGGTCAGTACAGAGGGTATGATCTGAAGGGATTTGGTGTTCAGGCTACAAAGATTCTGGAAACTCTTGTTGCCAACGGCGACATTGATCCCGAAGCCGCATTCGCAGATATTGATGGAAAAGTGTGGCAGGTAAAGGATTTGTTCGGTAAGATCCTTGCCACGAAATCCATTTGGAAGGGTAACAAGCTCGGACTCACCTGGTCCGAAACCGTTGCTCGCTTGATGAAGCTGTCGGATAAGTATCCGACTATCGCTTCTCTGCGCATTGTCCGTAGTGCTGCTTCCGAACTTGATATTGAAGGTGAGGATCAGGTTGACGATCTGATCAACGAGGTTGCTGAGCCTGAGGTTCGTTACATGAGCCGTCAGGCAAACCAGCAGATGTTGTACGCTACCGATTCTGAAATCCAGAATTGGATTAATGGATCTGTTCGGCATATCAACAAGAATATGGATGCATTGAAGTTCAGTAAGAACTTCGCTGGAGAAAACGAGGTTCTGAATAATGTTACCGATCTCTATCCTGAGATCATGGCAGCAGATCAGATCATGTACGATGCTCACGCTAAGTACATCTCTGCTATGCAGAATGCTGCCCGTGGACGCATCCGTGTTCACGGGGTATACCCGTATATTTGCATGGATCCTGTGGCTATGATCAGGATTCTGGTTGGCGGTTCTGACCCGGAGACAGAGAAAGGTATTCTCCCGGCCTACAACGTCTTCGTTTCTAATTTCGACAACGGTGTCGAATTGTTTACTGTGCGCTATCCTGCCAACCATATCGTTGGCAAGGTTGTCCGTAACATGAGACTTGACATTTTCTCGGAAATCGGCGACGTGGCCGTACTGTCCGTGAATGACGATCTGATCATCCGTATGGACGGTGACTTTGATGGAGATGAAGCACTGTTTACTGACGACAAGTTCGTCATCGAGCAGTGCAAGCGCGTTTACGCTAATCTGAATGTGCCGCTGATCACCTTTGCTCACGACAAGGCCAGCCGCTTTGAAGTAGAAGCTGATCGTAAGAATCTCATGAACTCCGTTGCTGCATCGCTGTACAACGGCCAGAAGTTCAATCTGGTCGGAATCTACAGCAACTTGGCCTGCAAGATTCTGGCCAAGCTCAATCCGAATAGCGACCGTAACGCTATTCGTGTTGCTCTTCAGGAATGTGCTTATGCTCATGTTGGCACGATCCTGGTGATCGATGCCGTAAAGACCGGCAAGATCCCAGAGGGCCTGTCCAACATCCTGAACAGTATGAACAAAAACAATAAACGGATGCCTTGGAACCAGCGCTTCACTGGCGGCATCCATAAGGTTTGGGACGACCCGAGATGGGACACCCAGAAGGAAGGCCGTTCTGTAGCTGACCGCATTGCACGTGCGGTACTGAACGGTACGAACAATGGCGAATTCAACTACGATAAGCATGGAATGGACTTTGACGTCCGCATGCTTATGAACGCCGAGTTTGGCTCCAACACCTTCAGCGGTGTGGTTGACAATGAGGTTCTGAAGAGCATCAAGTATGACAAGCAGGACAGCGCTGTTGCTAAGGCCATCAAGGCTGGCGAGAAGGTTAAGCCCCAGGAACTGATGCTGTTCCTGTTCAAGAACGCTGCTGCCCTGGAACGGAGTCTCTCCGAAAATCCTGACAGCGAGGATATCCGTCTCGAGTACTACAAGACTGTAAAGCAGATTCTGATGGACCTCGACGACCGTCAGAATGTTTGGCAGTTGGCGAACAGCTTCATCGCCAACGCGTTCGAGGTTAAGCGCCTCGACGACGGCACCGTGAAGAAGCTGAAGTCCAACAAGGTCTGCACCCGCGAGGATGCGACCGAACTGGAAATTCACGCTGAGAAGGGCCGCTATGTGCGGTTCATTCTCAACGTATTCGCCGACGAAGTTTTGGCGAATATTCGTCGGAATATGTTGAACTTCTAATGTAACTGAGTCCTGAGCATGACTGTAAACTGCTCCCATACGACAGAGCCCTCTAGTGATAGAAGGCTCTTTTGTGTGGAAACACATAAATAAAAAAACTAGGAGGAACCAGTTATGATCAGTATGTTTATCCTTGCATTACTTAACAACAAACTCGCTCTTTTTAAGTTTAATGATCGCGATGAGGCCAACAGTAAGTTCGTTGAATTAAATAAGAACCGCGTTCCAATGTTCACTATAAAAGCCGATGTGATGAAAGCATGGAATTATGACAGGTCTGCGCTAATTAAATTCGGAATTGCTGTAATTGAAAGTGGTGAAGACATCGACGCTGTTGAAGACGCGTATGGCAGAGCCGTAAATGATATTATTGTCGATTTGGCTCTAACAATAGATGATAGGCTTGGAGGACGTTTCATCACAACCTGCAGCGATAATGAATTCACGTATGATATTTTTGAACGGTTTATTGATGGCAATACTTATCGGGTTCTTTATAAGACTTCTAAGAAAAGCGATAAATGCGATATGTGTTTTTGCACAAAGAATGGGGTTCTTCTAACTATTGTGCACAATGTTGTTTTCCCATAAAGCGAGAGGTTGTGTACAGGAGACTGGCTTAGGCTAGCCTCCTGAATACAGCCCCTGTTTAACGACAGGGTAGCTGCCGGGGTAACCTGTGGTTTTGGGTAGCTTGCATATCTGCTCGCTTCGCTCGTTCTCTTCGTTCTCTCACTCCGCTCGCGTTCCACTCACTGGCGTTCGCGGTAGATTACGAGAGTGTCGGGCACCTCCGGCTCCCCGCAGCGGATCGTCCGTCCCGGGTAGTCTCCGGCTTCCTGGCTCGGCCCGTGTAGCGCCGCTCTGGTCGCGCCCATTCGGGTAGCTTCCAGATGTGAGTGGTACGCTCCAGACTTGGGTAGCTTCAGGCTCAGGCTCCTGCTGTCGTAACAGCGACAGTGCCTGGTCCGTGCTTCCTTGTTTGGATTAGCGTCGCTCCACTGGCGTTACGCTCCGCTTAGATTATGAAGAAGTTTAGGCTTCTCCATATCTGAGTTGAGCCATGTGACGTTTAGCGTCGCTGGCGCTCCGCTTAGCTTTTGGAGCTAAGCAGAGTAGCCGTAGGCTACTAGCTTAGATTATGAAGAAGATTCAGCTTTCTTCCTAGTCTGAGTAGTGTAGTGACTTAGCGTCGCTGCGCTCCGCTCAGATTACGAAGAGGGTTGAGTCCATCCTCCATCCGGGTGGTGGATGAGCCAATCTTCGAGCGACTGGGGTCTGTGTGTAACGGTGCAGTCCCGTATCGCCAACGGGATAAGTTATGCGCGGCAAAACTCCAGGTTATACGCATTACACATAACGTCTTCTTATGCAAGGGTGGCAACCTTAACGCATCTCGGGCTTGCATGGAGATGCGGCTTCAGTAAATGAACTGCCCATATGACTGCCTCCGCGAAGATGCATATGGGACTTAACGCGCCACACCCGCGTTAAGCTAGAGAACAAGCCGAGGACAAGCTGAGGTATGTGACTCAGCGCTGGTGTAGTAACGTTCGGATCGTATGGCCCTGGTACACCTACGATGCTCGTATAGGCGGTACTCCGTAGGTTCGTATGCTCAATGCATAGCGGCAGAACCGTATACGTTAAGTACGGCGGCAGGTCCTTGCCGAAAGTAAGCATGGACACTAGGCAACCGAGAGGTGTTGCAAAACCTGCGGAGTGCGCACGAAGCAGGATGTTCAGTTCTAGCTAAGCTGAGCACACAGACTGGACCAGCTACCCAGTCTGGGTAAAGCTACAGACCCGTAGTGCAAGTCGGGTCGGCTTAAATCAAAGGAGGATGCTTATGAAAGTGAATATCAATGACGCTCTGGTTATCGCAGAGCAGGATACTCTGCCAGCGCCTGGTGATCGTGTAATTACATCCGAGTGGACCGGAGACTATCCGTGTCTCTGCTCCGGTGAGTGGATCATCACCATTGGCGGCGAGCAGGTCGATCTCCCCGACGAAGTTCGTACCTCGCCTATGGGAACTAAGGGGACCTACAACACCTGGACCTTCGGTGAAGACTGGGAGGAAGTGTGGTCTCAGTATGAAGACGGGCTCGACTTCGAGCCTTGGCTTCAGGAGAACTCCTGGGTCTCTCGCCTGAACCTCTCTCCCGAAGAGGAACGGGATCTTTATGACGCTATCTCCGAAGAGGACTGGCGTCACAATTCCTGCGGAGGGTGCATCTGATATCCTTATGAAAGGATTCCGATGCGCTCCGCTACGCTGCGCTTATCGTAGATTTTGAAGAAAGGTGAGTGATTCCATTGCACTACCAGAAGAGCCTCCTCAACAGCGGCTCTGAAGGCTGAAGGGAGTAACACATGATGATCAGACTGGATCGGAGTGGTAAACCGTGAAGGGTCCTGTCGGATTGTGCCCGTGAGGACGACCCGTGACTTCCAGCTTCAAGGTGTAACGGGCAACGTGAAAACTATAAGCTGGCGGCTAGCCCGGATAGGCTTAAAGGAGCCGTGAATCCTCCATCTCTTATTACCATAAAACCGTGCAGGCTATACCCGCCGTGACCTGCAGGGTGAAGGAAGGTGGGCAATGGATTCCTGTGAACGTTCATACACTGGGCCTGCCTGATTACTCAGACCCAGTAATGAGCGCTTACGCTCAATCGTTATTACAACTAAATACATGAGGAGGAACACATATGACAGTATCTTACATGCCCCAGGTTCATCAGCCCAGGATCTCTGGGTATGGCTGGTTCGCACGGATCAGCCGTAGACTTATGAGCTTCGCGACAGACAAGGAAGCTCTTGAAGCTCTCGAAAATACTGAGAGTTTATACACAAAATATGGACTCACACCAGAGGATGACTATTTGCTTGAGAGGTGAGCCGGAGACTGAAATCGTGTAAAAAACTCCAGTAAATTATCTACTCAGCCACATAAAGGAGGAATAGCTGTGGCAATCAAAATGTCTTCTCGTCAGGTGATTGATACCTTTCCTTTCACGATCCAAATCGGATATTGCGATCTCTACTATCCACTCGTGTACCAGCGGAAGGTTGGATACACCTGCGGGGTATATGGCTGGAATAGCGACATCTATTTCTGTGGCGATGTTGCTATCTCGACTGGATATAGGCCCTTCGGGAAAAGGGTTAGCTATGACTTGATTCGTAGATATAACGAGGAAGCTCGTAAGATCTACGAAGACCGTAATATTGAATTCACCAAGAAGGTTGAAAGACTGAACGCAATCCTTAAAGACTTTCTTGGTGACGCTAAGAAGGAACTATTGAACGAGTAAAGGAGGCTCGTTATGACTACTATGGACCGTATTGAACATGCAAAGATCGGTGACCACTATGTGATCATCGACTGGTGTATGTACACAGCTCCCGGTTACTGGGGCGTTGATGAATCAAACGATCCCTGGTTCGGAAAGGCGTTCGCGGACAGGGAGCAGGCCGAGATGGTGATAGCCGACATGCAGGACAAAGGCTATCTCCCCGGACTGATCGCTCCTTCTTCTCAGGAACTCTGGGACAATGTTCAGACAATACTCGCTGCAAATGAAGACGCAGTGATTGAGTACGAGAGACTTGGATAACTAAGTCTCTCTTTTTAAATGGGTAGCTTCCATATTTGGGTAGCTTGGATATCTGCGCTCGCTGCGCTCGCTTCGACTTCTCCATGTTTGGATTCGCGTCGCTAAGTCGCTCCGCGCAGATTATGAAGAGTCAGAAAATGACTCACTATGAAAGGAGAATAAACATGAGTAACTGGAACAGGAATGATTCGTCTTGGGTGAATGGATCTGGATACTTCGACAGAACTATGGGTGCGGCCCTCGCAAAGATTGGCCGTGAGGACTACGCCAAGAACCATCAGGTTCAGGAAGCGAAACCTGAACCGAAACGGGAACGGAAACCGATGCCGACAGGTATCGTATTCAAGCGTGCCTGGGTTCGCGCTTAACAAGAGGTTTTAAACTCGGGACTGGCTGATCGTCAGCCCTGAGATTAAAGCCCCTCGACTTACTCCTTGAGGCCCCTTGAGCAAGGGCCCGCAAAGCAAGAGTAAGCAAGGCTTGTCGGACCGCAAGGTTCGGCCATGTGGAATCCTCCTTAGATATAGAGAGCCCCCTTAGGCAAGGGGCTCTCACTTTCTTTGGATTCGCATCGCTATCGCTCTGCGCAGATTATGAAGAATAGCTTCCTATATAAAAACGAAAATGAAAGGAGGACTGCTGTGGCTATTCTTGATTTTCACAACGAGAACCATTTTCTCTCTAACTTCTATGAATGCACAGTGAATTACAACGGGCTTACCTTCTCCAGTGCGGAGTCGGCTTTCCAGGCAATGAAATCTGAAAGCCCGTATATCCAGACAATGATGTCCGTATTCAGTCCTCTTGAGTCCAGGCGCTACGGAAGGAAGGTAAAGCTTCGCCGTGACTGGGAGGACGTGAAAGAACGCATTATGTCCGAGATCGTGTATGCGAAGTTCATCCAGCATCCAGATCTCGCTGACAAACTACTCGCGACAGGTGAACAGGAACTCGTAGAGGGAAACCTCTGGGGTGACACATTCTGGGGCGTCGACAAAAGAAATGGTCGAGGACAGAACAAACTCGGAAAAATCCTGATGAATGTCAGGAACGATATTAAACAATTACGTGAAAACGAAAGGAGAAACAAAATGACTACTATGAATCGGAAACTCGACAAGACCCCTGCGAATATTATCTTGAAGGTTGAGGGAAGCGCGAACACTCAGAATAAGAACGGAGCATATATATCCAAGCTGGTACTCGGTGAGCACGAGAAGGAATTCATCGGATCTGCCTCCGAGACTACGAACAATCGTATGGCCCTGGATGGGATTATCTCCGCTCTGGAAGCCCTGAATGACCGGGCTAAAGGTGCAACGATCGAGATCCACTCGAGCTGCACTTACATCTATGACTGCGCGACCAGAGGTACTATCGGGACATACCTGAAGAACAACTGGACTACTCCTTCTGGAGTAGAGGCTAAGAACCGCGATCTCTGGGAGAAGCTCCTCGAGGTCAAGAAGGCTAAGGGTGTGAAGGTTAAGTTCTCTCTGGATGAGAACAAGGACATGAAGAAGAAGGCCCGTGAGATGGTTCGTACTTTGAGCCCTGTCGTGGCTGAAATCTAATACTACTGTTATTTAGCGGGGTGGCTCCGGCTGGCCACCCCGCTTATAAAAAACTATTTAAAAATTTTGAGGAGGAACGAATTATGATCAGGAACAACATGAAGGTGGACATCAGGACCAAGATGCTCGAAGAAGGAATGAACACTATCGAACTCGCAAACGAAATGAAGGTCAGTAGCGCCTGCACCAGCCATCTCACCCGTGGACTGGGTGTTGTAAATAAGAACTTTGTCCGTATGATGGAAATCCTCGGTTATGATATCAATATCAACTACGAGAAGATTCGTCCTTAATCAGAGATAACTGTACCCTGTTCCAGTAGTATATATGGAGAAGGGTACAGTTATCTTTTTTATTTTTGGTATAATACCTGTGACTGGAGTTGATCCCATTATGCCGATCTATAAAGTCCCAAAGATGGTTGTTCATTTTGAACAAACAACTCAGGACGCTAAGAACGCTAAAGATATTCTTAATACATTCTCTGATAATATGAAGCTGGACGAAAGTGAAAGGAGGCTTCTTCTAACTTATTCCGATTGTACTACTGGTTTCAGACCATCTAAAAAACTACTGGCTGACAAATCGGGTTTAATAGACCGTACTATCACTAATGCTCGTGACCGTCTCAGCAAACGAAACATTATCTTTGTTGACAGTGACCACATCTATCTTCGCTGGTCAGATTATAAATCTGTATGTCTGGCTGATCCGTTTATGATGAATGATGGGCTGAAGGGTAAACCTTCATTAATGCCGTTCTATGAATCAGTCCGTTTCGAATATATGGAAAAGGAGGAACTGTCGGAATACTTCTATAATACAAAGAAACTGGTTGAGACTCTGAAGAACGTGAACGCGAAAGCTGCTGAGACTCTGTGCAGAAAACTCGTTAACTATAAGAAGGAACTCGAAAAGGATGATTGGGAGGAGGCCGACTACAAGAGTATTGTCGATGATGACTGCTTTGGTGATTTTGATATGCCAGAAAATCCATTTAAAAATATTCCTGAAGAACAGTTCGAAGGAGATGGTCTACCTTTCTAAACATGTCGGATCTGGTCAAAAATGGCTTAATTTTCATTTTTCAACTTTCCCTATAATATAGGTGTTGAAATTTTTCGTTGGGCATAAGTCTCCGTTCGCTCGCTGCGCTCGCTCGCTCATGAGCTGTGCAACTAAGTAGCGGTTGCGGCCGCTCACTCAGCCGTTCGCGGTAGGTTGTGAGAGCGGACGGAGACGTCCACGAGGCCCGAGCGAAGCGAGGGCTATAAGAAGCAGCCCAAACGTCGTAAGGCCCCGAAGGGGCCGAACAGAGAAAGCTCGTGGAGCTACGCGGAACGAAGCGGCGAGAGCTCCGATAGGGAGCGAGCCGCTGAGGTCCGCGAGCGGAAGCGGGCTGTAAAGGAACTGA